GTTGGAGTTGCTACTGAACCAAGTGTAAGGTTCTTGTCATCAACTGTGATTTCTGTTGAGTTAATTGTAGTTGTTGTACCGTTAACTGTTAGGTCCCCTGAAAGAACCAAAGATGTACCAGTTGCTGCACCAATGTTTGGTGTTACGAGTGTTGGTGTATTAGCAAAAACAAGTGCTCCAGTACCAGTCTCGTCTGAAATAATTCCAGCGAGTTCTGATGAAGATGTTGCTGCAAGTACGTTTAACTTATCTGTTGTTACAACAAGAGTCTTTGTGTTTGGAATAGTTGTACCATTGATAGAATCAGCAGTAGCAACACCAAGTGCTGGAGTTGTAAGTGTTGGGCTTGTAAGTGTCTTATTTGTAAGTGTCTGTGTGTTAGTTGTTCCAACTACCGCACCAGTTGCACCATGTGCTTCTGTAAGGTTGCCATGAGTTGTAAGATCTGAAGAAGTAGCCTTAGCATCCAACTGAGTCTGGATTGCTGAAGTTACGCCATCTACGTAGTTAAGTTCTGTAGCGGTTGCAGTAAGTGATGTACCAGCAATTTGTAGAGTTGTAGCATTTACTTCTCCTGCTGCTCCATAAATAACTGCCTTACCATTTGCAATAGTCCCTGCAGATGATCCATCTACTAAGTTGAGTTCAGAAGCACTTGCAGTCAAATCCGAAACATTTGCTACTTGAACTGTAACTGTGTTGTTTGTATAAGAAATTGTTTTGTTGCTTAATGTTTGTGTTGCATCATTAAGTGTTACAGTGCCTGTAGCGTTTGGAAGTGTGATAGTACGATCTGCTGTTGGATCTGCTACTTCAAGAATTGTCTCATAGTCATCTGCTGTTGCACCTTCAAATGAAATTGAAGAACCAAATACACCAACGGCTGCTGGGGCTGACCACTCAACTCCGTATGTTGCACTTGAATTTGCTGTGAGGACCTGTCCGTTTGTACCAATGGCTAAACGTGCTACTGCATCATCTGCACTACCAACAATTAAGTCACCCTTAGCATCTACGGTTCCTGCGGTAAGAACATTCTTACCATTAACGGTTGCTGTTGATCCTTCAACAACTAATCCCGATTTTACTCTAAAATCTTTATTTACTGTTGCCATTTTTTATCTCCTTTTATGCCTTTAATCCTATACGTGCATAACGTACGGTTATAGGTGTTGTACCGACTACTGGAGTAACCGTTAAGGATACTGTATTTCCAGCGCGGGAGACGCTTATGGTGCCAATATTCCCATCGTTGTCTATAGTTCCATATTCACTAACGCTAACATCTGTACCGTCAATTAATATGTTAATCTCTGTGGCGTAATATTTATTAGCGCCTCCAGAAGTATGTTTGATTGAGATTAGGTATTTAACCATTCTCCATTCTGTTGCGTTAAAATTATCAACTACCGTAGAACTTTCAATTCCGTTAATTGTTGATTCATTATTACCAGTAGTTCCTAAGTCTGTGGCTTGGGCTGATGTTGAGTCAATTAAATCTTCATAATCTTGCTGAGTAGGACGATCTCCTGTTTGAAACAAGGCCTTGACTGATGCTAATGATATTTTTGCCATACCTAGATTATAACATAATTATTTTAATAGTTTTATAATTTTATAAAATATAGTTGCTTACACCAATCATTTGTAAGGGAATTGGTGGCGCATTATTAGCGTTAAAGGCTATAATATCTATATCAGTTATTCTTACTCTAAATGGTAAAAATTCATTTATTGTTATCCCTCTGTCAATCTTTTCTTCAATAGAAACTTTAGGAAATGTGTGTTGATCAATTGATTTTAATATTGTTGTTTGTTTATCAAATATTGCAACAGAAGCCATTAACTTGTTACGTCTTCTAAAACAACCATTTGACCTCTAGCAACTGTCCAAACTCGTGTTGCATCAGATAGTTGAACATCAAAAACATCTCCAGTTTTTAATTGTGCTGACTGTACAGATGTTAATTTAACTGTAAATTCTCCAGTTTCATCTCCCGCGTCTGGGGCAGGCGTTATTGTAAATACTGTACCAGCAGAATCTTGATCAAAATTATTTTCTATATCTGGTCTTCTAAATCTTGCAGCAATTGTCCAGTTGGCTATTACAAGTGGATTTTTAGCATCATCTGTAACATATATCCTAAATGCAACGGTATCTCCCTTTACAATTGTCCATTTTACTAATGGCGGGGCATCACCAATATCATAAACAGATTGTCCAGCACCTCTATAATTAGCCATATAAGAATTATAACATAATTACAAGAATATGTAAAAAGTTGACAAAAAACAAAACTTCATGTTATACTGGTAGGTAACACCATAAAAAATGGTGTTTTGTTTTCTAAGGAGGAAACTATGATTAAATTTATCGAAAGAAACAAAGAGGTCATTAGTATACTCGGCATACTGACTTTAGTAACGACATTGTCAAACGTTGCTAATGCTGAAACACGAATAAGTGACAAAAATAATTTGAGTATAGAACAGGCTCAGGAGCAGGAAAACGCCTCGAAAGAGGTTTTTTTGGTTTCTAAAGAAGAAAATAATAAAATTAACAAAAAATACAAATATGGAACCCCCCTTGAAAAAGACGAACTAATTAAAATATTAAAGCAAGTAGGCTTTAAAGGATATTCACTAAAGGTTGCTTGGGCAACGGTAATGAAAGAATCTATGGGCACTCCTAACTCTTGGAATCCTAATAGACAGACTGGAGATAATTCTTATGGCCTATTTCAAATCAATATGCTTGGAGGACTGGGCGAAGAAAGAAGAAGCAAGTTTAATCTAAAGTCTAACGAAGATCTGTTTGATCCAGTTAGAAATGCAGAAATCGCTTATCATATGAGTAATGGTGGTGAAGATTGGTCTGCCTGGAAAGGCATTACCTGGAAAACTAAAGAGTGGATGGAAAGATATTAATTTTTAATATCTTGTATTATCTCTAAAAATCCTTCTGCCCAATGCATATGTTTATGAACTCCACTATGCCTTGCCTTTTTTGAATAATACTTTTCATCTTCTATGTCTGTTGATGTATCAAAATTTTTTGGATACAAATGTCTTAAATGTTCGTGTTTATTACATTCGTCTAAATATACATCAAGTCCATCATCACTTTTGTACCATCTATTAGACTTTAAATAAACAAAATTATTTGATACATTTTCTTGTTGTGTTATTAAGTCATACAAAAAACCACTCCACGTTGACCATAAAAATAAAATTTTTGCTTCTTTACAATACTGCTCTAACATTTTAATATATTGATATGAGTAAAAAAATGGTAAATCTGGAGAAAAAACATCTTCAGAATAATGTGGTTTTTTAGAATATTTTTCTGATTCTTGATAAATTACGTGAGTTGAAGACAACATACTCTCTGGATGTACTGGAAAATAAGTATTTTTTGTTATTAATGTTTCAGTATTTACTGGAACCATAAATCTATAAAAATCTGGAAACAAACATAAAAGAGTTTTTGGATGACCATATTCTTCAAAATATTTATATATATTATTTATAATTGCAACAACAGAGTCTCCTGGTTGACTTATATTTGAATACTTTACATTTAAAGCCTTTGCTACTTGACTGCCCCATATTTCTTTTTCTGGCAATCCCAACCCAAATGTAAAAGAACAGCCACCAAAAACAAGTTCATTGTTTTCATTAAAATCTTTTCCTCTAAAACCTAAATTATTTATAATATATGAATTAGACTGGTCCAATAAAAATTCTGTTTCTGTATAATGTCCCGTCCATAGCAAACCATTTGGATACAAACCTGGTTTTCTTTTATTTGTAATAATCCAATCATTTAAAAATAAATGTTTAACATTTTCATGATCAACTACATCATTTCCAATTAAACCTAAGTCACTTATAGTTTCTTTTATAGTTTTAGTATATGTATTTTTCATATTTTTTATCCTTTTTTTTAAATATTTTTTTAAATTTATACAAATAATATTTAATTTTTATTAACATATTTATTTCTAATTTCATTTTCAAATATTCTGTATTTAGTTGGAATCCAAAAAGATGGTGTGGTATATCTTGTGCCTTTTGTTATCTCCCGCACACCGTGTATATACATTGTGTTTGATGGGAAAAATACCAATGTACCAGCACTAGGTTTAAAGTCTAAGTTATGATCTGGGAAGTATATCTCTCCGCCTTCGTAGTCATCGTTCAAATATATAACAGCCCCATAGTCAACTATAAATGCTTCATTTGGATGTCCTTCTGGATCTTCTCCATCTGCATGTAGTGGTTGAAACTCTCCTGCGTCCCATCTTCTTATTCCAGCAGAATTTGTTTCAAGAGGTCTTCCAAAATAAAGTTCTATCTCTTGCTGTACTCTATCAATTGCTTTTTTTAGTATGGCATGGGCCTCTGGCTTTTCAGAAGCAAGATTTCTTGTTACTTTGTCTGGTATTCCAGCCATTGAATTAGAACCCCAAGAAATTGTATCGTCTATTGATGATAATACAATGTCTAAATCTTTCTTTGAAACAAAATTTTCTTTTATAACAATATTTTTTGTAGATCCTATTTTCATTTTTTCTCCTTAATTAGGTAACTCTGATTGCTCTGCTATTTCTTTTACTTTGTCAAAGTTTGATGCATCAACCATTGAAGATAAAACATAACATATCCATTGATAAGATGACTTTTCGCAATACCCCTTTGACTGCATAATTTTAGCAATATCTTCTATAATTTCCATTACTTATACTCCAAAAATATGTTAATTGCATATCTTGTTCCAGAATGAACCTGATGCGCTATGTGCATATATGGGTAGTTTGATGGAAATAATACCATAGAATTTTTTACTGGCTTAACTTTAATGTCAAAGTTGCAAAATTCTATCTCTCCGCCTTCGTAGTCATCGTTTAAATATATAACGCAACTAGTAACTCTGTTAGAAACATGCTTTGAGCCATCATCATAGTGCATTACATACTTTTCTCCAGGCTCGTATTTTAATGCCTCTATTGTAAGATATGTTAGTTCTGGAAGAAAATATAAATCACGATATGCACTTAAAGAACTATGCAGCGCCTCATCTATAATTTTAAAAATTTCTTTTTGCAACTCTTTGTCTTGAAAGTATATGACTGAATTAGATCTATCTTCTGTTTTTACATTTAGTGGTTTTGTCCACTCATACTTATTAATTTCTTTAATTAATAAATCTGAATTATTCAAAACATTATAATAAAACTCTATTCCGTTTTTATTCATTTTTTTTCCTTATGTCTTTGGTATGCAACTTTATTTTTTTTACTTCGTGTGATCCAACAGAATTGCCAAATTGATCAGTAGCGCTTCGATAAAAATCAGAAAACTTTGGAATTTTATTATTTTCTAATATTACATTTCCATAGTCTGTTACTTTTTTATGGTATTCATTAATATTATGTGGATTATTATTTAAAGTAATTGTAGAATTTTGTAAATTTGTTAAAGATATTGGCAAAACAGAAATAATTGGAGAGTTTGCTTTAAACGTAATAACAGTGTTTGGCCTTGTAATTTTCCAAGATACTGGTATAGGTTTTTGCCAAAAACTAGAACTAATTAAGTTTGTTAACGGAACTGCGCCATCAATGTCTAAATTTGGTGGACCAAAAAACAATAAACTAGTTTCTGGATTTGTTTCAAAAAACCAACCTATATTAAAAATTAGTGTTGCAGTTCCTCTGTTAGTGTCAACAAATTCTTTACCTTTTAAAACCGTTATGTGATTTCCTTCAGAAGAGTCGTTTCCATCCCAAACAACAGAAATATCTTTGGGGAATGAAAATCCCCATCCCATTTGATTTGTTAACGATAAAGGAAAACACCTGTATGCATGTTGATCAAATGTTTTATCCATCCAGTCTCTTTTTAAAGAAAGTTGTTCTATTCTTGCACCTAAACCTGGATTTACTTCATATGCATTGATTTCATACATTTATTGTTTTTGCCTTAGTGGAGAGTTTGCTCCGTGTACCCTATCATTATAGTCAAACATTGTTACTGCAGAATATTTTATTCCTTCTTTTACAGGCAAAGCAGCATGAGAATATAAAAAGTTTGATGGGAACAAAACAATATCTCCCTCTTCTGGAGTATAAGTATAGTTTATGTATGGGAAAAACAATTCTCCTCCAGTATAGTTGTCATTTAAATACATAACTGTAGAAACAGTACATACATAACTAAAACCATGATCTGAATGAACCTGAAAGTGTTGATCTTTTCCATATCTAACAAAATTAACTGCTTCTTGATACTCTAAGTTTAAATTAAAAAGTGAAGAATAATGTTTTACACATTCCTGTAGTCGTTCATCTATGTCAAAGTATATTTTTCTTAAATCTGACATAGTTGCTCTTGGGTTATTTACAAAATCATTTTTTCTTACTTTAAAGTCTACGCAATCTCTATAATCTTTTCTTGTTTCATAATCACCAACTTGTGCTTCGCTCCATTTGAAAAAATTATCGCCATGTTTTTCAATAACATCTTCAAGTCGCTGAACAAGATTTAAGTCTTTATTAAGCGCATTTTTATAAACGAATACAGCAGGCGCAGGATTTTCTATAGTGGTTGTTTCTATAAAGTTAGATAACATTTAATCTCCTTTTTGGTCAATATATAGTATACTACATATATGGACAATATGTATAAGGTACAACCTGGCTATTTTGGGGACTCTGTTGATAATATCATTGTTTTAGAAAATTTTATAAGTCCAGATGACTTAGATAAATTTTACTTTTACTCTAAATCAATAGAAAATTTTTTATCCATACCTGATGACAACTGGGACAACAGGGTTCATAGTTCAGAGTTATTTAAAAATAGTAATAAGGCATTATTTCTTAAACTTTTAGAATATCAAAAAAAATTAAAAATAGAAATAGAAAAAAGATTTAACTTTGTTTTACAAGAAAATTCACCATCAATAGTTCTTTGGAGACCTGGAGACGATCAGCCTCCTCATGCAGACAAACAGGAGCAAGATGGTAATCCAAATTCTTATCCTGAAAATGATGTGGCATCCCTAATGTATATAAACGACAATTATGATGGTGGAGAAATATACTTTACTAACCAGGATATAACCATAAAGCCCAAGGCTGGTTCTGCAATATTTTTTCCTGGAGATATACATTATACTCATGGGGTAACAAAAGTATTAAATAACAACAGATATACATCGCCAGCATTTTGGCGTGTAAAAAACTTTAATTAAATATTATCCCTAACATCAAAAACCAACATATTTTCTGTAAAGAAATTATCATATGGTTCGCAATTGATTGAATAAACCGTATCTTCATATTCTATAATATCGAACACTTCTATTGGAACAAACTGTAGATCAGCAAAAGAGTATACAAAATATGAACTATCAATTTCTGATGTTTGTATAAATTTAACAACATTATCTTTTTTAGTTAAAATATAATGCGTTCCCGAATATGCATCTCCGTTAATTATATAAAGTGTACCGATAGGTCTTGAGGTAATAGAAACAACCTCTGTTTCTCTTAAATTGGTTTCATCTAATAATAAATCTTCTTTACTCCAAGTTGTCCAATCAGAAACATTGTTGGTATCTAAATCCATAGCAACCAAAACGTCTCCTACTACAATATCTTTAGCGTCTTTTCTTCCATTAATAGTTATAATTCCAGTATTGCTTGCAATGGAATATTCTGAATAGACTCCAAACCCTGGGAAAAATGGTGGTATTGGGAACGGTGGTGGGAACGGTGGTGGGGCAACGGCGAACGGTGGTGGGAACGGTGGTGGGAACGGTGGTGGGAACGGTGGTGGTGCTGGGGCTACTGGAGTAACAGAATTACTTGCTGCAGATTCTAACGATGTAGCAACACCATTTCCTAGTTTTACTTTAAATGTATAGGCTGTTCCATTTGACAAACCACTAACAGTTATTGGAGAAGTTGAAGATGTTCCTGTTATATCTGATGGAGTTGAAGTTGCAGTGTAAGTTGTTCCAATTGGTTTGCCTAAATAGGCTGGTGCTGTAAATGAAACTGTTGCTGTTTCATTACCTTCTGTTGCAGTTCCAATTGTTGGAGTTCCTGGTTGTATTCCTCCACTACCTGAAGATATTGGTGGTAATGGCATTATGCACTCAGATCGCCAATTGCAATCCAAGTATTGGTTGCTCGTTTAATTAATGTACAAGATGAATACTGTGTTCTTAATTTTGCTGCATTTGAAGAAACTTGAGGTGTGCAATTTAGTGTAACTCCTGCAGTGACTACTACTGTTGTTGCTCCAGTTCCAGTTTGAATAATTGTAATTTGTGAACCAATTGCAAATGCTTGAGTTGCATTAAGTGGAATAGTAACTGTATTTGCAGTTGATGTTAAATTCATTTCAATAATTTTATATGCATCTGACAAAACCAATGCGTGATTTGCTGTTTTTTCTAAAATAGTAAAATCTAATGCAGATTTAGTATCTTGAACTGCTTTGACTGCAGTTGGTGTTGCTGCTTTAACTGATGAAGTCTCTGATGTTGAATCTGACAATTGAACAACTCCAGGTGTTGAAACTGATGCTGCTGTAGGTGCAGCCCATTTAAGACCAAATGTGCCCTGTGTTGAGTCTGCAGTTAAAATATGTCCATCGCTACCAACTGTTAAATTATCTAAATTATTATTTGATGTCCCTACTAAAAGATCGCCTTTAGCGTCAATGACAGTTTCTTCTACAGCATTTGTTAAAGTTGCATCAATTGCATCAATTCTTGTATCTATATCATCTAGATACTTTGAAATACCTGCGGTTGCTGTGCCTTCTGGCTCTGCTTCTTGTCCCCAATGATAATATTTAAGTGCAACCTGTATGTCGGCTGGATCAGCCATTGCTGGAATTTTTGCTAGGGGATACTTAGAACTTCCTATATTTGTGGCTGCCATAGTCTAAATATTATAGCATAGTTATTCTAAGAAGCAGAAGATGTGTTGTCTTCCCCTATGCTAATTGAAATCATTACATCATAATCCCCTGATAAATTTGACCAGGTTGATCCGCTCAAAGACTTAGCCTTAATTGTAAAGTCTAGATCAGTAGCGGTTAATGTTGGCTGAGTTATCACAGAGGCTATAACATTTGTTGTTCCAATGATGTTGTGATGTACAACAAAACTTCCAGTTGTTTCTGTTATTCCAAACATATCATTAATGTCATATGTAAAATCTGCGCTTCCAGAAATAAAAGTGACAGTTTCATTAACGTTATATGTTAGTGGAGCAAACTTACCAACAATAGTCCAGACGTTATCAATATACTGATAAAGTTCTGAAGTAGAAACATCTAAATACATATCGTTTGCTAGTGGAGTTTCTGCAATTGTTAAACCACTTGGCAACCCAGTTCCAACAAATTGTTTGCTTCCTCTTGTGCCAGTTTGTCCAATGTCAACTGATACAGTAATTTCTTCTACTGGGCCATAAACAGAAAGTTCGGGATCAAGGACAACTACCTCTGGCATTAAACTGCCCCAGTAACATCATCTTGAACTGTAATTGTGCCAGTTAATAAAGTATATCTAAGTGCTGCGCCATTATAAATTTCAAGATCATAATAATAAGTTGAGCCACCCTCTAGATCTCTTCCTCCATCAGGAGTAATCGTACATGTTATTGTATTGTCTGAAGTGTTGATAGATGCACCTAAATCTGAAGATCCGTTAGATGTTAGGACTAATTCTCTGGTACTGCCTCTAGCGTCTGCTATTGTAAAAATTGCATCTCTTGCTGGACTTGCTGATTTATAAGCAGAAAGAGCAAATGCTGCTCCTGTAGAATCTTTTGGGGATACAACAAACCTAAATGTATCGCCACGATAATAGTCAAAATTATAAGTGCCTGGAAATGCCATGTATTTATTATACCACTAAGAAATATGGACTGTAAAGGATTTGACCTTTACGGCAGAATCTAGATCAGTTCTTATCTGTGGAACAACATTTGCTCGTTTCATTTTTTCATTTAAAATATACAGTGTTTGAGAAATTGAAAAGTCATAAGTATACTTATATTTTAGATTAGCAACAAATTGTGAAACATTTACAGCGGGAATAGAATAGGTCCTTAGCCAAACCTCAACATTATTATCAAATGTTTCTATTTCAAAATTATAAACTATCTCTACCCTTGTGCCAATCTCTAATTGTTTAAAATTTAACTTCTGTGTTTCTGTATTCCACAAACTTACTTTTCCTATTGGCAAATGTTTTTCTATTGTTTGTCCTTTAGAATCATTTAATAGGTCTACCCAGCCCTCGTCACCTTTATCTAATCCTAAAAATATTTGCTCTTGGTTTAAATTTTCGTAATATGCCCAACCAAATTTTGTTGGTTGTATTTCAGCACCTTCTTTATTTATATATAAAGTTTCTCCAGCAGGTCCTCTTTCACCCTTTGGTCCCCTTTCTCCCTTTTCTCCAGGATCCCCTTTATCGCCTTTTGGACCAG